CTTCCACAATCGCGTCGAGAATCGGCTGCAGAGTCCTGTTGTAGTAATTCTGCATCTCGGCGGCGGAGGCAGTGCCATTCATCACCGCAGTGGTAATGCCCAACTGGCTGTACAGCAAGTCCGTCAGCCACTCTACCTGCTTCATGAGACTTTTCTCGGACGCACGGTTGAGCTGAACGACCTTTTCGGTACCATCGGTGTAAGCGATACCGTACTGACTGCCCTTCAGCTGAAACTCGATGTCCTTCCGCCGCTGCTCTGCCTGCTGGCGTCGTGCTTCGGATTTGATCGTGTACGGCAACTGAATGATCAGGTCGAGCTTGCCCGATGCCGACTGCTCACCAACCGCGTCCAACTGCCCCAAGGTCTTGATGAGGCGCTGAAGCGTGGAGTTCGGCTCGTTCATCACCGAATAGAGCGGATTGGTAATGATCGCAGCGTACCGTTTGTCCACGAGAACTTCTTCTCGAAGCCCAGTGTTCTCGTTATACACAGACACCCGGATCTGCTGAGGATACCATTGAGTGATACGGCCGACCCGCATCGTCAGAATATCCCAGCTTCCCGTGATGAACGGATCCACTGTGACATCGATCGGAACGATCGCAATGAAGCCTTCGTCAAACAACGACAGCGCCATGTCCATCCGAAATTCACGACCAGCCTGGTCGATATTCGCTTCGAGATTGAGACAGGAGTTGAAGCCGCTGTCGATGTCGGAGTCGTACCGCTGGTCGTCATCCAAACGAACGTGCTTGATCTGGATGGCAGAAACATCGATCGCGATTCGTGCAAGAATCGACTGATAGATCGTCTTTTCGTTGACGAACCTGGGTCGAAGTCGATCCGGTCGAGTGCCGTAGGAGCCCACCGCCTGGAGCGGATCAGTGGGTCTGACATTCATGAAAACATTCCAGGCGTGCTTCAGCCGACCTAAGACGGTCATACGTTACCTCCCTCCGTCACTCGAACGCCTCCTTGTTCAGCTTGTATGCAACGTACGCGTCCATCAGAGCCGCAACGTTGTCGATCTTCTCCTCAGTCCGTTTCTTCAGGAGCTTGCGGTTCCCATTTGTGTCTTCCAGTGTGATTGCATTGCCCATGGTGAACGACATGAGGCCTTCGTCAAATATGAGCAAGCGATCTTCACTCAGTTTCTTCAACTCGCCCAAAGGAACGGACTCGGTTCGGGCGCCCTGAATGACCTTCTCGACTCCGTACGGCCCGTTCTCCTGCTCGTATCGCGTTACGAACTCTTTTGCGTTGTACGGGTCGTAACCAAAGGTACGAATGTCGTAACGGCAGGCCTCGACATGTGCATCGAGATCGTCGTACACTTCCATCATGTCCAGCACAGTCCCTTCGAGGACGTGCAGGCTTCCTTCTTGGACAAAAGTGTCGTACTTGTATCGAAGCGCACCAGGAAGCTTCATCAACGTCTTGCGGGTAATGTAACTCCTGGTCTTCACGCCGAATTCCCCTCGGGGAAGGGGAAATAGGAACGTGAATGCACAGAAGTCGTCACCTTGAGAGAGGTCGGCTCCGAGAGAGCACGGCAAATCCCAGAAATATCGCGGCGAATGCGCGATAGTTTCTTCGTAGGTGAAGAAGTAGGTGAACCCCTCCATGGGGATCCCAAACCTCTTCGCCAGAATGTCATTTCGAGCGGCTGGCGCCTTCTCGGCACGTTCCACATCGAGCTGATAAGTATCGTAGGTGACGGTGCGCCCGATGTTAGGCTGAGCCTTCACCCACATTGCCGGGTCGGCGACTTCTTCAAGCTCGTCCAGCTTGTAATGCCAGATGGATACGTGCGGTGCCGAGTAATCGCCCTTGAGAATCTCCTGCAGTTCCAACTTGATCGTGTCGCCCGAACCGTTTCGAACAGTGCCTTCAGAGCTAATGGCGAGAATAAGATACTCGTCCTGCTTTGATGCGCCCTGCTCGATAGCACCTACGACATCCTCGCGAATGTCGCCGGACAACCACTCGTCAACCGTTGCTACTTTCGGCCGAAGACCCTGGAGTTTCGCAATCGTCA